ATTACCAACAAGCTGGCACGATATATCAATAGAGAAATTTCCTTTAATCTACGACATAGTTCGAGATAAAGAGATTGATCCTATTGATAGAGAAATTCGTGTTATTTCTATTTTGGCAGACATTACAGTTGCAGAAGTTGAGAAAATAAGAATTGACCAACTAAAAGAACTTATTAAGGCTGTAAACTTTATTTTTAAAATGGAGTTTCCTAAATCAGTTGAGATGTTTAAACACAATGGCTACAGATGGATAGTAAATTATGACATTACTAAACTAAGTGCTGGGGACTTTATAAGTCTAAGCAAACTAACAGAAAGCGAAGAAAGTATTATTGGTAACTTACCTCAATTAGTTGCAATGTTTGTTAAGCCTTATAAACTTAAATGGTTTAAGTTAAAAGAGGTTGAAATGGATTATGAAGAAAAAGTCGAACATATAAAAAGCATAAATGTAGGCATAGTTTATCCTTTGTGTGTTTTTTTTTGCAAAGTTATAGAAGGTTTGTATCCTCATATAGAGGACTATTTGGTAAAACAAATGAGCGAAGCGAGGATGACAATGGAGAGCGAATTGAACGAACTGAAGAGCAAAAGCACTTAGATTATTGGAGTTGGTATGTTACATTGGATAGCTTAAGCGGTAAAGATAGAAGCAAGTGGGACTTTTACTTAAATATGAATGTAGTTGCTTTTTTAAATTATTTAAGTTACATAAAAGATAGGAATAAATGGCAAAAATAAACCAACAGCAATTTAGTGAGTTAGATAACTTTTTATCTGATGTAGAAAGTAAGCTAACAGGTGAACAGGATATTTATTCTCAAAAAGTAAATGACTTTTTAAAAAGAGTTAAAGATAATTTAGAGAAATATAAGTTTAACGCTTCAGAAAATTTATCTCAATCATTAAAGGCATTACCAATTAAACAAAATCAAAACGGTGTAACTGTAACCATTCAACTCGAAGATTATTGGGAAGATTTAGAAAAAGGAACACCTGCAAAAGGATATTCAAAAGAAAACAGAAAAAAGTTACAGCCTAAAATTTTAGAATGGATAAGTTATAAACCTGAATTACAAAGCATAGCAGGAGACAAAAAAGGTCAAAGGTCGTTATCCTATGCAATAGCAACAAACATACTTAAAAAAGGAACTATTAAAAGATTTGGATATAAAGGTAAACCATTCTTAACTGAAGAAATCCCACAATTAGAAAAAGACATAACACAAGAATTTGAATAATGGCACTAACAATATACAATACACCTAACAGCTACGCGCCCGTTTACAATCAAATGATTTTTACTTTGAGTTCAACAAACGTTGCTCAATCTAATTTTCGTTACATAGCAGATATTTATGTAAATGGTTCAAGTGATTACACTAGATTAGAAGTAGGCAGAAATCCAACTAACAACTATGGAACATTTGATGTGGCTGGTATCATTCAAAACTTTTTAACTCGTGATGCTGATGATAATACAACTACATTTAAGCAATGCGGAAACTCAATAGCTTATTATGAAGTAAAGTTTGGTGAGCAGTATGGAGCAAGTAGTGGAATAACTAATTATCCTAACTTAACTACTTCAAGTGGTTATTGTTTTAACGGTGTGTTTAGTCCGTTGGACTTTTTAGATTTTACAACAAACACTTATGTTTTGCAAAATAGTTCAAGTCAATTTTTAACAGATAGGCCAACTTTTGAATCGAGAACAGGTGAGAAACTTATTTTAGGTTTTATGACTGATGCTGCAAACGAAGCAAAGTTTTTAGAGATTATAACCTATTATGATGAAGGAACGATATTTAATACAGTTACAGTTGCTAATCCTTTTACATCAATAAGCAATAGGCAAGACCGTTCAATCAATGTACGAGTAGATTATGATTGGCTAACTACATTAGTCAATGCAGACTTATCAAGTGGTTCAACACCTATCTTCGTTGTTAATTGGGAATATTATGATGTAAGAATTAAAAACAGCACAGGAGCGATAGTAAGTGAAACAATAAGAATATATCCTGGAGAAGATATTTGTAGTAAGTATACACCTATTCGTTTTAAGTTTATGAATAACTATGGTAAGTATGATTATTACACTTTTACAGGCGCAATGACTAAGAACACCAATATTAAACGAAATACTTACAAAAGCAATCCAAATCAATGGAGTGGCACTAATTACAACTACTCAACAACAAGTAGAGGACTAAGCCAATACGAAACTGTATTAGATGATACTATTACAATCAATAGTGATTGGATTACAGAAGATGAAAGTATTTGGTTAGAACAATTAGTAACAAGTCCTGATGTTTACATTTACGATGGTAGCAACTTAGTTTCTGTAAACATAACAGATAGTACTTACCAAACAAAATACGAAGCTAGTCAGCAGCTATTCAATTTAGTGGTTTCATTTACTTACTCACAAAACCGTAAAAGACAAAGAAGATGATTTTAACTAAAATATACATTAATAACGAGCAGATAGATTTAAAAGAAGATGTTTCAATACCTCTTAACTTTAATATTGCTGATATTAGAGAACCTGAGAAACGCAGTACTACATGGAGTAAGACTGTTATATTACCAGGCTCTACTTTTAATAATGAATTGTTTTCGAATATATGGAATGTTAATGCAGTCATTAATAGTACAGGCACTACTAACTTTACTCCGAATTTTAACCCGAATTTAAAGGCACAGGCAGAGATTACTTATAACGAGGCAATACAGTTCAAAGGTATTTGTCAATTGTTAAATGTTAATGTAACTGATAAATACGAGATTGAATACGAGGTGGCTTTTTTTGGTGAGTTGCAAAATGTATATCAATTTTTTACTAATGGTTATTTAAGGGATGTTGATTTAAGCGAATACAATCATACCTTAGATAAAGATAACCAAGTAACAAGTTGGAGCGCACCAATAGGCATTGGTTATGTTTACCCAATGATTGATTACGGACATAGAATAAATAGTGAGTTTAAAGTAGAAGAAATGTATCCTGCTATTTATGTAAAGACAATAATTGATAAAATGTTTTTACAAGCAGGTTTTAGTTATCAATCAAACTTTTTCAATACAGAATTATTTAAAAGGTTAATAATACCTTATTCAGGTGGTTCATCATTATTATTGACAAATGACCAAGTAGATAATAGAACATTTAGGGCTTCGAGTACAAGTATTCAATCAATAGATGTTGATGCATCTTACACAAATAATTACCCTTTCCCAAATATACCTTATAATGAGCCAATACTTTTTCAAGATGAAACAACACCACCTAATAGAGATAATGGTAATGTTTTTTATAATCAATTTCAATTTCAAGCTAAAGCTAACGGAACTTATGATTTTAAGTTTTCATTTAGTTTAGATGTAACACATAATTGCTTAAATGCAACTGCTTATGTGCCTAGAAATTATCAATTAGGTACAATATATATTGTTTCAAGTTCTTTTGGTAATGATACACCTATAGCTTCTATTCCTGTTATTTTAAAACCAAGTGATAGCAGTCCAGATGTAGCTGATGCATTAAATGTTTCAGCAGGTTCAACTAATTTAGTAACAAAAGGAACAACTACTGCTGTATATAGTGGGATATTAGGTGGAATAGTTAGTATGGCAGAAAATGATACTGCTGCTGTTTTATTTGCACCAGGTTTCGGTAAAATATATAGTACAACAGCATCACCATTAGGCGGTATACCTGACCAAAATCAAGCAACATCTTATCCAACAGTAAACTTTAAAATAAATAGTTCATTCTATTGCAACCTTAACAATAATAGCGTTCAAAGTGGTGATACTATTATTTTATCAAATGCTTTACCTGATAAAATTAAACAAAGTGATTTTTTTAACTCGATTATTAAAATGTTTAATCTATTTGTAGAAGTAGATAAAACAAATCCAAAAAAACTAATAATTGAACCGAGACCGACTTTTTATACAAGCGGAGTTACAAATGACTGGTCTTTAAAATTAGACTACTCAAAAGAGACTAAAATAGTCCCAATGGGTGATTTAAATAATAAGACATATCTATTTACCTATAAACAAGACAATGATTATTTTAATACTAACTATTATAATAATTATACAGAAGTTTACGGACAAAAAAAATACGATATACAAAATGATTTCTTAAAAGGTGAAGTAATAACTGAATTAATTTTTAGTCCCACACCATTAGTAAACACAATAGGTCATGATAGGGTAATACCTAAAATTTATCAATTAGATACAAATGGAACTATTAAAACTTGTCAATCAAATATTCGTATTCTTTACTATGGAGGCCTAAAAGATACAGCTTACCCATGGAGACATATTACAGCTTCAGGAGGTCAATTTATAAATAATCAATATGCTTATTGTGGCCATTTAGATGATTTTCAAAATCCAACAATAGATTTAAATTTTGAAATACCAAGACAAGTTTATTATTCACCTGAAAGATACACTACTAATAATCTTTATAACGTTTATTGGAAAGATTATATTGAACAAATAGCAGATAAGGATAGCAAATTGTTTACAGGCTATTTTTTAATAAATGAATTTGACATTCAGAAATTAGATTTTAGAGATACGTTCTTTTTCGAGAATGAATATTGGAGACTAAATAAAATAATTGATTACGACCGAGTAAATAACCAACCAACTAAATGCGAGTTTATTAAGTTAAAGACATTGCCTCCTTTTGTTGAAGATGAAGGTTTTGATACAAATGGCGGTGTAAAAGATGACTTAGACATATCACCAACACAAAGAAACTCTTATTTTAATGATAACATAGTTACAGAAGGTGCTATTGTTAGCGGAAAGTCAAATGTAATTGAATCAGGCAATGGAGTTATAATAGTTGGTAATAATAACTTTGTTGGAAACAATAATCAAAATGTATCAATCTTAGCATCTTCGGGAATTACTGTTTATCCAAGTTCAAACAATGTAAGTGTAACAAGTTCAACAGGTGTAACTGTATTAAGTGGGGTTTCAAATGTAAGTGTTACAAATAGTTCAGGAATAACAGTAACTGAATCAAACGTAACTTACAATAATGGTATTAAAACACTAAATAGTGTTAACTATAAAAAGTATGTTGCTTTACTTAATCAAACAGGGACAAATGATCCAACTGCATACGTTTTAGAAAATACATTAAGTTCTGGAATAGTATGGACTAGAGATACAACAGGCGAATACTTGGGAACAGTAACAGGGGAGTTTACCGAAAATAAAACAGTTGCTTTTTTAACTATCACAGATAATGGAGAGGCAATGACGGGAAGAAAAAACATTAATACAATAGCTGTATATACTTATAACTCAAGCGGAGCAGCAACAGATGGTAAATTGACAAATGCGAGTATAGAGATACGAGTTTATTCATAATTGGTACTTAAAAGATAATGGCAAAGACTACAATTGAAATAGATGTAAACACAGGTGATGCTGCAAAATCACTAAGTGAATTAAAAGGTGAATTTAAAGATTTACAAAATACATTAGAAAAATTAACACCTGGTACAAAGGAATATATTGATACATTAAAAAATCTAGGTTCTGTTAAAAATGATATTGAAGATGTAAAAAAAGAATTAAATGCTTTTGCAGATGGCACATCAAATTTATCTGCATTTTCTGGTGTTTTAAGTGGTGTTGTTTCAGGTTTTGAGGCGGCAAGTGGTGCAGCTGCATTATTTGGATTAAATAGTGGAGTTCTTGAAGAACAAATAAAAAACCTTCAAGCAGTAATGGCATTTAGTGAGGGTATTAAAGGTGTTTTAGAAACTGGCGAATCATTTAAAAAATTAGGTAATGCAATAAAGTCAAGTGCAGTAGGAGCAAAAGCCATGGCTGTTGCACAAAGGATATTAAATGCAGTAATGGCTGCAAATCCGATAGCATTAATTGTAGCTGGATTAACAGCATTAGTTGGTGTTATTGCATTAGTAGTAAATGCAATGGGTGATGAAGATGAAGCGCAAAAAGAGGTTATTAAGAATAGAGAAAAAGAGTTAGAGTTAATGCAAGATGCAAATAAAGCATTTGCAAAAGAAGCGGAATTTAGAAAAAATTTAGCAGCGGCACAAGGTAAGAGTGCGCAAGAACAACTTGCATTAAATGAAGAGTTAAGCAAACAAAGAATAAAACAAATTGATGCTGAAATTCAAACACAAAAAAAATTAATTAATGAAAGATTAGCAAGAGCAAGAAATGCAGATGAAGAAGAAAGAAATGATTTATATAAGGCTAATGCAGATACTTTAAAGTTAATGAAAGACTTAGCTGATGAAAGGCTATCTATTCAAAGAAACTTACAAATTGAAAGTACTAAATTAGAAACAGATACAAATAAAGCAGCAGCAGCTAAATCTGAAGAGAGGTCAAAAAAAGCAAAAGAAGATGCAGCACAAAGACAATTAGATGAAAATCAAAGACTATATGATGAATGGTTAGAAAGTCAAAGAATATCTGATGAGTTACACGATCAAGCAAGAGCAAAAGAACAAGAAAGACAAAAACAATTACAAGATGATTATGAATTAACTGCTAAGCAAAATGATGAATTTAATTACAAATTATATTTAGAACAGAAAAAAAGAGATGAAGATTTAATTCTTAATAAACAAAAAGCAAAAGAGCAAGAAGTTGCATTAACATTACAAGGTCTTCAAACAATTCAATCTTTAGCCGATGCTTTTGCAGGTAAAAGTGAAGCAAGTCAAAAGAAAGCATTTCAAATTAAAAAGGCTGCAAGTTTAGCACAAGCAACAATTGAAACTTATCAAGCAGCACAATCAGCATTTGCAAGTCAAATGGCAATACCAACACCTGATGCACCAATAAGAGCAAACATAGCAGCAGCAATAGCAATAGCAAGTGGATTAGCACGTGTAGCTGTAATTGCCAAAACTAAATTTGAAGGTGGCGGTGGTGGAGGAGCTACAGGTGGAGGAGCAGGTAACTTAGGAACATTCACACAAGGTGGTGGTGGTGGTCAACCCCCACAAGGATTAACAGCACAAAACACAGTAACTCAACTTAATCCTGATGGAACAGTAGCAGGACAAGGCAATAGAGAAGCCGCACCAATGAAAGCGTATGTAGTAGAAAGTGAAAGTAGAGCAGTAACAGAAAGAGTAAACAAATTAAGTAATAATTCAAAAATAGGATAACATGGAAAATTTACCAGTTTATAAATTAGTAATTGATGATAGCGATGAGTTAGGGGTTGAATACATCGCTTTAGTAGACCAACCTGCAATAGAGACTAATTGGCACGCATTCAAAGACCATCAATTTGAAAGTTACACAGACTATCCAAAACAAGCAAGTGAGAATGCAAAGATAGCTTTAAGATGGGCGGAGGAAAATGGATGGGGTGATTGTGGAGAGGCCACAGGGAAAGCTCGTGCAAACCAGTTAGCAAAGGGTTTACCCATCTCGAGAGATACGATTGCACGCATGGCATCATTTGAAAGGCATAGACAAAATAGTCAAAAGGCATTAGGTGATGGATGTGGTCGATTAATGTGGTTAGCATGGGGCGGTGATGCAGGTATAGAGTGGGCGCAAAGAAAGTTAGAGCAAATTGATAAAGAAAAAATGGTTGTTAACCCAAGAGCAGGAGAAAGCAAAGATGAATTTGTTTCACGATGCATTTCAGTTGAAATAGGAAACGGAAAAGAACAAGACCAGGCTGCTGCTATTTGTTATTCTAAATGGGATGAACAAAACATGAAAGCTCAGTTTAAATTCTTTGCAGATAAAGAACGTAGATTGATTAGCGGAGCATTAATGATTTCTGATTTACCAATTTATAGAGCAGATGAAAGTGGAGAATACTATGTAGTATTTGATAAAGAACAAATTGAAAAAATTGCACAGCGTTTTTTCAAAAAAGGATTTACGCATAACGTAAATATGATGCATGATTCAGAAAGGCAAGTTGATGGTGTTTATATGGTAGAATCTTTTATTATTGATAAAACTCGTGGCATTAAAACACCTGAAGGTTATCCAACTTTAACAGAAGGTTCATGGTTCGGAACTTTTAAAGTAGATAATAACGAAGTTTGGAATGACTTTATAAGAACAGGAGTGTTTAAAGGATTTAGTGTTGAGGGTGCATTTGCTCACAGAAAGCTAAAAGATGCGCCTGTAAATGTTATTGAAAGTCTAGCGGATAGAATACACAACTTAAGAAAAAAAGTGGCTGAGATTGCAACTAAATGAATTTAATGTACTTTATAAAAAAACAAGACAATGGAAAATAAAAAACAAACGTTTAAAGAAGTTTTTTCAGACATGAAAGAATTGTTCAAAGATATTTTTCAAGACGAAGTAAAAGACTTGAAATTTGCTGACTACAAAGCAAA